GAGATCTACACTATCCTCTTCGTCGGCAGCGTCAGATGTGTATAAGAGACAGGACCCTACCAGTCTTGGAAGGTTTTTGAAATGGGCAACCCGCCTAAACCAAATGAATTGAAACGCGCTCAAGGCAATCCAGGTAAGCGCCCAATGAAAGCGCTGGCAACTGTAACTAAAATTCCACAGGCCACCGCAAAAGCGCCTGAGCATTTATCACCGGCAAGCCAAGAGTTGTGGAAACGCCTTCGCGAAACCGCTTTTTGGATTTCCAATACCGATCAATCCTCGCTTCAATTGTTATGCGAGAAGTTAGATCGGCGCAACGAGCTAGTCGCCAAACTTCAATCGAGTGACTTCGTTCTTTTCACTGATAAAGGCTATGCCTACGCAAACCCATTAGTCGGAATGCTTTCAACAATCGAAACCGAAATCACCAAACTGTTCTCCCTGCTCGGATTGACATCAACTGACCGAACGCGATTAGGGGTCGCCGAGGTCAAAGCCAGGAGCGCACTAGATGACCTTATCGCCAAGCGATCCGGTAACGCCTAACCAAATCCAAGGTTGGCCACCGCGCTACCTCTCGCCAGTATTGCAAGAGGATTTGGATCGCACTCGCGGCAACAATGTAATTGATTTCGCCGAAGCACTTTGCACCATTACAAAAGATTCCATTGCCGGCAATGCTGGCCAACCACTTGTGTTTCGCGACTGGCAAAAGGAATTGACTCGCCACTTATTCGCTGAACAAAAGAATGGATTGCTGACACATGGCCGAGCTTTGGTTGGATTGCCTAGAAAGAACGGCAAATCGGCATGGCTCGCTTCTATCGTTCTTGAGCATCTCATCTTCGGAGTCTCAGGCGGCGAAGCGTATTCGGCAGCAGCCGACAAAGATCAATCGAAAATCATTTTCAATACTGTCCGAGACATGGTCAAAAATCAGCCGGAACTCTCGGAGTTCCTGACTGTCTATAAGGATTCAATTTACAATCCAAAAAACGGCAGTGTGTATCGCGCACTTTCATCTGAAGCATTCACCAAAGAAGGATTGTCGGCAACATTTGTCGCCTTTGATGAACTTCACGCGCAACCATCACGCGAACTTTTTGATGTGCTTTCACTTTCAATGGGCGCTCGAAAAGAAGGAATGTTGGTCGCAATCACAACCGCCGGTGTTCAAACAGATCAGTCAGGAAAAGATTCGATTTGTTATTCGCTCTATAACTACGGCAAGAAAATTGCCAACGGCGAAGTTGTTGATCCCAATTTCTTTTTTGCTTGGTGGGAACCTAAGAATGACACTGATGACTGGCGAGCAGAAACAACTTGGTCTGATTCCAACCCTGGCTTTGCCGATATAGTCAGCAAAGACTCATTTGAATCAACAATCAAGGTAACTCCAGAGGCCGAATTCAAAACAAAACGGCTCAATATCTGGACTTCAGTTTCCGATGCCTGGCTTCCACATGGCACTTGGGATGAGATTGCTGATACACAGCGAGTCATTCAAGATGGTTCCAATATAGTTTTAGCGTTTGACGGCTCCTTCAATGGCGACTGCACAGTCATTGTTGCCGTAAGTGCTGATGAAATTCCACACATTATGCCGGTTGCAGTTTGGGAAAAACCCGATGAAGCTGGCGCTGACTGGCAAGTTCCAGTCTTAGAAGTAGAGGATGCAATTCGTGAAGCGAGCAAGCGTTGGCAAGTTATGGAAATTGCTTGCGATCCTTATCGTTGGGCTAGGACTTTCCAAGTTCTTGAGGATGAGGGCTTACCAATTGTTACATTCCCACAAACCGCATCAAGAATGACTCCAGCGACAACCCGCTTCTTTGAAGCCGTTGTCAATAAATCAATTACACAAAATGGCGATCCGCAATTGGCTCGACATATTGGAAATGCCCAACTTCGCGTGGATCAACGCGGTTCAAGACTGGCAAAAGAAAAACGCGGATCAACTCGCCGCATCGACTTAGCCGTTGCATCCGTTATGGGACTTGAACGAGCAGTTTGGTGGCATTCACAAGGCAATGCGTTGCCACAAATTTTCGATCCCTGGTCAATGGATGAAGGAGAGGTTCCGAGTGTTTGGTCTAATCACGACAATAACTGAAACAGTTGGCGCACTTCTTATCGCAGTTGGCGTTGGAATTTGCTTTGGATTAGGCGCGGCACTAATTGTCGGCGGGGCTTTGATTCTTGCCGGAAGTTACCTCGCGACAGTCGCATCAGAAAGAGGCGTTGAATGAGTATTTTTACAAGAGGCGTGAAGTCTTTCACAGTTGGGCGCTATCCACAGTTCAACAATTATGTTTCCCCACTAAGCCAACTCTACGGCCAAACATCTATGACCAGCGCTGCTGGCGAAAGAATTGATGAATGGACAGCTCTTGGAGTTTCAGCAGTGCTTGGTGCTGTTTCATTGTTGGCCGACTCGGTGGCTTCAATGCCATTGCGTTGTTATGCAATTGACAAAGATGGCAAGCGCGTTATGCGCCCATTGCCGGATGTATTAGCGAATCCCGATCCTGAATCCAACACTTATGAACTCATTCATCAAGTCGTGGCTTCGCTTGCTCTTCATGGAAATGCTTATGTAAAGATTGATCGCGACCGCAGCGGAAACATGATTGGCCTTGTGCCACTTCATCCTTACCAAATGCAGGTTATGCCTACCGGTGACCAGACAGGTCGCAAGTATCTTCACCTTGGCAATGAAATGATTCGCGAAGATATGCTTCACTTGCGTTGGTTTACACCGCCACAATCTTTGGTTGGGGTTTCTCCGCTCAATCAAACTCGCAACCTTGTTGGTTTATCAATCGCAATGGATCGTCACTTGGCGCAATTTTATGGCGAAGGTGGAACTCCATCTTCAGTGCTTGAGACCGATCAGAAGTTGACACTTGATCAAGCTAGAATTATTCAAGGAACTTGGGAAGCTACTCATCGCCGCCACCGCAGACCAGCAGTTCTTTCTGATGGTTTGAAATGGCGACCAATTACAACTTCGGCTGCCGACAATGAAATGATTGCAACCCGCGAGCAACTGATTCGCGATATTGCAAGAATTTTTCGCATTCCATCACATTTGATTGGTGCTTCTGGCGATCCACAAACTTATCAAAATGTTGAACAAGCATCTTTGAACTTCTTGACTCACACAATCCATCCTTGGCTTCGCCGAATTGAAATAGCATTTTCTCAAATTCTAAATCCTGGCGATGATGTTGCTTTTGATACTTCAACATTGCTTCGCGTTGATGCCCTAACTCGCGCAAATGTCAACTTGATAAATGTGAAAATGGGCGCTCGCACTCCAAATGAAGTTCGTCAAATCGAAGGCATGGAGCCTTACGAGGGCGGCGATGAATTCAACCAAGTGCTTACTGGATCAATTGTTGCCGGTGGAGCGGATGTTCCTTCACTCGGAACCGATGCTGATCCATCCGCACCGGTGATGGGAGTGCTTGAATAATGGCTGAAACTTTTCGCGCTCCAAAAGGTGTTCAAGATGAAGCAAAAATGGCTTTGACTTGGATTGCTGATGGTCATGCTGGCAGTGGTTTCACAGCAGTTGGGAAAAAGAGAGCAAGCGATTTGGCCGCAGGTCATGCAATAAGCGCTCAAACAATTTTGAGAATGTATTCATTTTTCAAAAGACATCAAGTAGATAAGCAAGCAGAGGGTTTCAACTCTGGAGAAGATGGTTTCCCATCGCCAGGAAGAGTCGCATGGTCAGCTTGGGGTGGAGATGCTGGCTTTACTTGGTCAACAAAAATCAGAAATCAAATTTCGAAGAGCGCTAGAGCGCTTTCCCTGATGGCATCCGAGGAGGGTGACATGGCTGACATGAATCAAGTTCCCGATCTAAATGAGGAACTGACTGAACTTCTCGCAGATGTTGTGAGTTTTTATTTCCGCGCTCATGGCGCACATTGGAATGTAAAAGGCGCTGATTTCAGCGAATATCACAAACTATTCTTGAAAATTTATGAAGATGTTTATGAGTCAATTGATCCAATTGCCGAAAACCTTCGCAAATTGGGATCAATTGCTCCATTCACACTGACTTCATTCCTCACACTTCGCTCAATTGACGATGCAGCAACGACTTTACAAGACCCAATTGCCCTAGCAAATGATCTCTTGGTTGCCAATGACATGATCATTGATGAGCTTTCAGATGCCTTTGATTGCGCTACAAACTACAATCAACAAGGTGTTGCCAACTTCCTTGCCGGTCGCATTGATCAACATCAGTTCTGGAAGTGGCAATTGACCGCTTCTCTTGGTCAAGAAGTCACTCAATCGGCTACTGACTTGGTTGATGATCAAGGAAATGATGCAGATGATGATCAGCCTTATGATCAAGTTGATGATATGTTGGCAGAACAAGGTCTTGCTCCGATGCCAATCGCTCCTCGATCCGCAATTGGCGCAGTTGGACTTCATTTCGCACCAAGAGACACTTCATGGGATGCCGCAGCCGCAAACAAACGAATTCAGGCTTGGGCTGGCGGTAAAGAGAACATGGATTGGGCAAAGTACGCAAATGCTTTCTTTTATGTTGATTCTGCCGATAAAGAAAAACTTGGTTCTTACAAATTACAATTTGCCGATCTAATTGATGGCAAATTGCTTGCAATTCCAAAAGCAATCTTCGCTGTTGCTGGAGTTTTGAACGGCGCAAGAGGTGGAGTTGATATTCCTGCTGCCGATATTGCTTCAATCAAGGGCAAAGTTTCAACTTACTACTCACAAATGGCCAAGGCTTTTGACGATGATTCGATCAAAGCACCGTTCGGGGGTCGTTCAGAAGAGGAATCAACAATGATTGAAGAGCGCAAAACTATGATTCGCAACGCCGAACAAATCACAATGCAAGCCGAAGTTCGTTCGGTTGCTACTGATGACGGCTCAATCAAGGTTGCCGGTTATGCCGCAACTTTCAACAATGAAGCAACTGGCCTCAACTTCCGCGAAGTTATTGCGCCAGGAGCCTTCACTCGCACCCTACAAGGTGACAATCCTATTTTCCTTCTTATCAATCACGATATGGAACAACTTCCACTTGCATCAACTCGCTCTGGCACTTTGAAATTGTCAGAAGATGAGATTGGCCTTCGCATGGAAGCCACACTTGACCCACTAAATCCTCGCGCTGCCGAACTTGCATCAGCTCTTGGTCGTGGTGATGTTGATAAGATGTCATTTGCATTCACTGTTGCTCCTGGCGGGGATACTCGCAGCGAGGGACTTCGCACATTGACTGATCTTGATCTTTATGAGATTTCAGTTGTCAATCTTCCGGCTTATGACGACACTTCAGTCGGACTTCGAGCAGAAGCCAAGTCTGATGATCTAATCCTTCGCAAGCGCAAGTTAGCCGCGAAGTTCAAACACTATTCGCTGACCAAGTAGTCAAGCGATTTACCCTCGGCGCAATTCGCCTCGGCGGTTTTCCATTCACTCATCCTGAGAGGAGACTCAATTGTCTCTAGCTTCAAAACTCAAGGAACAACGCGATGGCTTGGCAGCCACAGCAGAAGCAGTTCTTGCTGCTGATGATGTAACCGCCGAAGCACTCGATTCTGTTTCTGCAACACATGAAGAAATCGCAGCGCTCGATGAGCGCATTGCAACTGCCGAAAAGGTAGAAGCTCGCACAGCGGCAATCGCTGAATCACGCAAGGAAGCAAAGGTCGCTACATTTGGCGGCGCTGTTGTAACTCGCGAAGCAATGACTTATGACCGCGATGGAAAGAACTCTTTCGTTCGCGACATGATCGGCGCTCAACTTCGCAATGATCGCACCTCATGGGAGCGCTTATACCGTCATCAACAAGAAGTCGCAGTTGAAACTCGCGACATCTCACGCACTGACGGAGCCGGTGGAGATTTCGTTCCACCTATCTACCTCATCAACGAATACGCAGAGTTTGCTCGTGCTGCTCGCGTAACTGCTGACCTTGTTACAAACATGGCTCTTCCAGCAGGAACAGATAGCATCAACATTCCACAAATCACAACTGGAACACTTGCTGCTTTCCAATCTGCTGATAACACAGCAACAACAACTCGTGACATGGTTTCTTCAACAGTAACCGCACCCGTGCGCACAATATCCGGATACGAAAATGTGTCCATTCAATTAGTGGAACAATCACCTCTTGCTGGCGGTCTTGATCGTCTAGTATTCGGCGACCTAATGGCTGACTACGCACTACAACTCAACACAGCAGTTGTTGGAACTGGCGATGGAACATCAGGAACTCTAAAGGGTCTTGTTACTCTTGGAACTGATACAACCAACGGCATTCCTACAACATGGACTGAATCAACTCCAACTGCTGTAAATGGCGCAATTGCAATCGCTAAGGCGATTT